AGGCGTATGGGAGCCCCATATCTCCGAGCGCATGTATTTCGGCGAACTTGTCAGAAATACTAGCAGACTTCAGACAGCCGACAAACTCAACGACAACATCAACGTTTCGAATGAGATTAGTATTTTGGCCGATCCATTTGCTCGCGAGAATTTTCACTTGATGAAGTACGTTGGGTTTATGGGTGCTAAATGGAAGATAGAAAGTGTCGAAGTTCAGTACCCTAGACTAATACTGACTATAGGAGGGGTATATAATGGCGAATAGACTAGATCTACAGGCTTTGCTGGAAGATCTTCTGGGAAGCCGAAATGTGTATTACCAACCTCCCGAGTCAGTCAAGATGAATTACCCCGCCATCGTTTACGCTCTCGAAGATATCGAGAACACGTTTGCAGATGACGGGGTATATTTGTCTAACCGCAAATATCTGGTGACGGTTATCGATAAGAATCCGGACAGTTCTTTTATCGACATAGTGGCGAAATTGCCTACTTGCCGGTTTGTGCGGCATTACAAAAGCGATAACCTGAACCATTACGTTTTTACACTTTACTTTTAACAAGGAGGAACGAACCTATGAGTAAACTTGTTTGGGATAAAACCGGTGAACGTTTGTACGAAACCGGCGTAGACCATGGCGTTCTCTACCCTATTCAGGCCGGCGGTCTTTACAATAAGGGTGTTGCCTGGAATGGTCTTACCGCTGTTACCGAAAGCCCCTCCGGTGCGGAGGCGTCTCCTATTTACGCAGATAACATCAAGTATCTGAACCTGATGTCTGCTGAGGAGTTCGGCGCGACGATTGAGGCTTATACTTATCCTGATGAATTCGCTGAGTGCGACGGCTCTGCTGAAATTGCAACCGGCGTGACAATCGGCCAGCAGGCCAGAAAGGTGTTTGGTCTCAGCTATCGTACTGTCATCGGTAACGATGTTGACAGCAACGACCACGGCTATAAGCTGCATCTGATTTACGGCGCTCTGGCTGCACCTTCCGAAAAGGGGTATACGACCATCAACGACAGCCCCGAAGCCATCACCTTCTCTTGGAAAGTCAGCACGACTCCCGTCAACGTAACAGGCCTTAAGCCTACCGCCTGCGTGATTATCGACTCTACCAAGGTGGATGCGGAGAAGCTGAAAGCGCTGGAAGAGATCCTGTATGGCAAAGATCCTACAGGTCCCGAAACAGAAGACGGCGTAGATCCCCGTCTGCCTCTGCCGGATGAGATCATCACTCTGATGACCCCCGCCGGTTAAGCATAAGAAACAAAAGATTTAAGAATAGGTACAAGGCCGTATTCAGGTAAGCTGGCGGCTTTGTATTTTTTTTTATTTGAAAGGAGAAATTTCGCATGATTAAAAAGACAATCACTTATACCGACTATAACGGCCTTGAGCGCACTGAAGATTTCTGGTTTAACATCACGGAAGCCGAAGCTCTTGAGATGGAGATGAGTACGACCGGCGGTTTCGGCGATATGATTCGCCGAGTTGTTGCGGCTCAGGATATGCCGACCATTATAAAGGTGTTTAAAGACTTTATCTTTAAGGCGTATGGTGAGAAGAGTCCCGATGGTAAGCGATTCATCAAGTCTGAGGAGCTTTCCACCGCATTCTCCCAGACCGAGGCATACTCTCAGTTGTACATGGAACTTGCCACCGATGCAACCAAAGCGGCCGAGTTTGTAAATGGCGTGATTCCGAATAAGAAACCCGCAGCAAGCCAGCATCCGGCAATCGCTCCTGTCAACAATTGAGTTAATTTGACAACTATGGAGGACTGAAGAATGCTTCGAATTACAATACCTGCCGAGGAATTCTGGGATGAAGTCAATGAAGAATTCATCTACACGAAAGAGCAGACTTTGCAGTTGGAGCATTCTCTGGTCTCTCTTTCAAAATGGGAATCCAAATGGTGTAAAGCGTTTCTTGGCAAACAAGACAAAACAGAAGAAGAAATTCTGGACTATGTCAAATGCATGACGCTTACCCAGAATGTGAATCCCGAGGTATACAAAAGGCTCACTGCCGCAAATTACGACGCGATTAACGCTTATATCGAAGCGCCGATGACAGCGACTTTCTTCTCAGAAGATTCACTGCCAAAAAACAGCCGGGAAATTGTTACGGCTGAGCTCATTTATTACTGGATGATCGCTTTCAACATACCAGTGGAGTTTCGAAAATGGCACCTCAATAAACTTCTCACGCTTATCAGGGTGTGCAATGTAAAGAACAACCCGCCCAAGCGAAGAAGCAAGCGCGAAATCATGAAACGAAATGCGGCTTTGAATGCTGCTCGTAGGAGCCGTCTCAATACGAGGGGGTGAGATTACGAAACGAATAAAAAAACGAGGCTATAAGAAATGGCTCGAAACCTACACCAAGAGGGCAGTCGCCATTATTCTTGCTGTTTCGCTGATTGATTTGCAGTTGTCGTACGTACTGGCTTTTATGGGACAAGTACAAATTGCAGAATCACTTTCTAGCACGATAGCGAGTACCGTTGTCGGGGTTATGCTCGGCTATTTCTTAAAAGCGTTGTTTGAAACTTTTTTTGAAAAAAGAGAAGAACGTCTAAGGCGCAAAGAAGAAATCCATGAAGGAACTGTGGATATGAAGGAGGGTTAAAATGCCTATTTACTTTTTGACGACAGCTCTTTTGATTGTATCACTGGTAACAAACCTTACCGTTGAAGGAATCAAAAAGCTTTTGAACGAGACGACTATCAAATATTCGTCTAACGTTCTCGCCGCTGTCGTAGCTGTTTTGCTGTCGTGCGCTGTATGCGCTATTTACATCATCATGAATGATATTGCTTTTACTCTGAAAATTGGAGTTGAAGTGTGTATTCTTATGTATCTCAGCTTTCTCACCTCCACCGTTGGGTATGACAAGGTTATTCAGATGATTCAGCAAATTCAAGGCACAAAGGAGGACACAACTCATGAGTAATAGTCCATTGGTGTCATACACCAAATTAAGTCCTAATCATTCTGGGAGGAGGACACATGCAATCGACCGTATTACGCCCCACTGTGTTGTCGGGCAGTGCTCGGTTGAAACACTGGGCAATATTTTTGCTCCGACCTCCCGGCAGGCGTCCTGCCAGTACGGTATTGGCGTAGACGGAAGAGTCGGTATGTATGTGGAAGAGAAAAACCGTTCCTGGTGTTCTTCTTCAAACGAAAACGACCAGCGTGCCGTAACAATCGAATGCGCGAGCGATACCACCCATCCTTATGCATTTAAGGATGTTGTCTATAACAAGCTCATTGAGCTTTGCGTGGATATTTGCAAACGCAACGGTAAAAAGAAGCTCCTGTGGCTTGGTGATAAGACAAAGACGCTTAATTACAATCCTGCCGCTGACGAAATGGTTCTAACTGTCCATCGTTGGTTCGCAAACAAGAGCTGTCCTGGCGATTGGATGTATTCCCGCATGGGCGATTTGGCTTCCAAGGTTACTGCAAAATTGGGAGGAAGTTCGGCCAGCAATCCTGGAACTGCCGGCGGTAATGTTTTATACCGCGTCCAGACAGGAGCATTCAGTAACAAGGCAAACGCGGACGCTATGTTGTCCAAAGTGAAGGCGGCTGGCTTCGATACTTACATGGTCAAAGTCGACAATCTTTATAAGATTCAGGTAGGAGCCTACAGCAACAAGGCAAACGCGGACGCTATGGCCGCCAAGCTGAAAGCTGCGGGCTTCGATACTTATATCACTACTAAGAGCGGAACGGCTGTTTCTTCCACTGCTAAAAAGAGCGTTGATGAGCTTGCCAGAGAAGTGATTCAGGGTTTGTGGGGAAACGGGCAGGATCGTAAGAACCGTTTG